AAAAGAGAGGAGGAATAAAATGCCATTTGTATTATTTAAAGCCGGAGATTATGGAACAAAAGGGAAATGGAGTAATGAGCAATTATCTAATCTTATAAATAATAAAAAGGAATTGGACGTGATTCCGTTTCATACAAGCGAATTTACGAAACTGGGAATGCTTAGAAATGAAATACCTGTTATCGGGAAGTTTAAAAATATTTCTGTAAAAGATGATGAAATAATCGCCAACGATGTCGAGATATTTAATAGAGGAGAGTTTAAAGACAGGAAAGTAGATAGGTTATCTGTGGAAATAGAAAATGGAGAAATAAAACGTGTAGGAGCATTACCTGTGGGAGTAGAGCCTGCTGTAAGTAATAGCGGAAGTTTTGCAAACAGTGAGTTTTCACAAGGCTTTGAAATGGATTGGATAAATCAAAAAAATATAATTGAGTTTAGTAATAATAAAAACAACAATGGAGGAAATGGTGAAATGAATTTTGATGAAATATTAAAAAAATTATTGGAATCAGGCAGCGAAGATAAGATAAAGGCAGTCAATGAAGTGCTGAAAACACTATCAAAAGAGGAATTACAAAAAATTGAAATTCCTAAAGATAAAGAGCCTGAAAAAACAGAAGATGAAATCAGAGAGGAAGTTAAAAAAGAATTTGCAAGAGAACAAGAAATAAAAGAATTTATGTTAAAAAATTCTAATAAAATAACTCCTGTTTTAAAGAAATTAGGGATTGAAGAGTTTGTTAAACAGTCTTTGGCTAGTAATAACGGAGTTATTGAATTTTCTGAAAATGGTAATAATCAAACAGTAAAATCAAGTGATATTTTATCTAAGTTATTTGAAAATTTACCAAGTTATGGCGGACATAAACCATTAGAATTTGGCAGCGATGATGATAATATCTCAAGACAGCAGCAAATGATAGCTGATGAAATAGCAGGATATAAAGCTAGAAATGGCTTAAAATAATTTAAAGTAAAGGAGCAATAGTAATGAGAAATAGAGTTAAATTTTTAGGTAAAGATGAAAAGAAAGACATTGTATTGAATGAATTTATACCAAGAAAAACAGTGACATTGGCACAAGGTGAAGTTATAAAGTATGGGCAGGCGTTAATTTATGATACAGCTACTGGAAAATATAAAAAGTATCAATCTGGTACGCCTGGAGGCAAATTGCCGAAAACTTTCTATGTTGGTATAGATGAAGATGTAGATGCGACAAGTGAGGATTTAAATATACAAGTTGTAAGGGCTAGTGATATTGACGGAACTCTTGTAATTGGAGTAACTGAAACTGATTACGCAGCACTAGATAATTTAGATAAATATGGTATTAACGTTAGATTTGATAATATAAAAAAATAAAAAATAGGAGATGATAAAAGATGTTAAGTGATATTCAATTAAAATTAATGGCATTATTTGCCGTAGTGCAGCCGAAAGTGCAAACGCACTACTTGGACAGATTTGGAAATGCGAACCCAGAATATATGAGTGATAATGAAACTATTCTTTTGAAAGATTTAAATGATTATTTAGTAGAAGCAAGTATTATTGAAAGAGGCAGTGAAATTCCCTTCATAAAGGTAAATGGAATGGAAAGCATGGCAATTACACCTGATATTGTAGCTGCTTCTTATGAGTTAAAACCTATTATGAATAACGGAACTGCAACGTTTATTAACGGACAAATGGTTGATCCTCAAAAATATCAAGAAGACAGATTGCTTTTGAAATTAAAAAATGCAATTTTAAAAACTAAGGAAAAAATGGCTGCAAACGCTTTCTTACAAGGAAAATATATTCAAGCAAACTCACAAACTGAAATTGATTTTAAATTTGATAGAGCAATTGCAAAAGATGCTAAAAAAATTGATAACTGGGTTACTTTTTTCTTTGATATAATTGATGATTACGAAAGAAAAAATGGAGTAATGCCAGACAGAATTGAGTTGGGAAGAACTTTATTTGATAAATTGATTAAAAATAATGAATTTATTGAGATTGCAAAGGCTTATTCAAATTCAATCGGACTGTCTGCTGATGAAAAACAAGTTTATTTAGATTTATTAGGACAAAGAATTTCTAAATTGAGAACAGCTCAAGATTTTAACGGTAGAGATATAGCAACTGACAATATGATTTATTTGTCAAATGATAATGCCTTAGTTCCTGTATATGCAGCACTTGAAGCAGTAGATGCAACAGGAAAACCTTTTGTATTTGTTGGACAGGAAATATTAGATGAAACAGCCGCTAATAAAGAGACTGCAAGAGCTAAAATGTTTTGTAAATCAGCATTTGCACCAGTAGTTGCTATTAAAGATTTTATTGTAAGATACGAAATTTCTAATACAGATAGTATTGCTATTGTGCCTAATTCAAAATAGTAGGTGGTAGAAATGTTGGAAAAAGTGGGAGTAGCTTCTGAAAATGGAGTTACTTCTGATATAAAGCTGGATGAAAAACTATTTGAGAAAGTTCCATATATTCCAAAAGTGATAGCAATTGAAGTTTGCAGATATTCTAAAAGAACGGCACAAGAATTTATTGATTATATTGATAATCAGCTTATACCAGACTGTAAAACTTTTGTAACGGTATTTATAGGCGGAGAAAAGTATAGTTTTTTAGATTCTGATACAAAAAGAATATTGCAGGAGCTTTATGTAGCTTGGAAAATATACGAAAGTTTGGAAAAAGAGAAAATATCAGAAGATAAAAGAGATACACTTTATAAATTGTTGGAAAGTTTAAAAGGAAGTTCTGAGAACAGTGGTTCAACTCTTTTGAATGATAATAGATACGGCAGAATTTATAGGTTTTAGGAGTTGATAAGATGTTTGATGTAGTATTTAAAAAATTTAAAGAAAAGTTAAAAAAAGATTATCCTGACTATGAATTTTATATAACAGATGATTTGGAAGCAGAAGATTTTGTAATAAATTCTGTAATATGTGAAATATCTAATATTACAATCAATAATGCAAAACATTACAGTGCTACACTGAATTTTTATATCATAAAGCCTAAAGTACAAGATGATTTAGGAAGTTTTATTTTACAGACATTAGATATTCAAAAGAAAATACAGGATTTGGATGAAAACAAAAAAATATTCTTTGCACCTAAAATGGAAATGCAATTTGGGGAGCTGAGAGCAAAAGAAAAAAAAGAGACATTAAGGGTATGTTTGATAACAGGAGTGTTTGATACCTCTTTTCCGATAAAGTACGTAATTGATAATAAAGAGAAATACAAACCTGTTGAGCATATATACCTAAATAACGGGAAATAGAAACATAAGACTGGATAATTTCAGTATTTTTGACAAAGGAGAGGATTGGAAATGAATGGAAGTCCAAAATTTGTTTTGGAAATTGAAGAAAGAGCAGGAACTGCAATAGCAAGAAGTGAACAGGGCGTTGTTGGTGTGGTACTGTTCGATAGCACGAAAGACACAGAAAAATACGTTTATGTCAGTAGAGGAGATGTTTTGCAGACAGACTGGGATAACGACAATTATAACCTTTTAAAAGATTTGGCGTTTGTAGGAAATCCATACAAGGTTATAGTTCGCAGAGTGAAAGAAGACGCTAGAGATAGCGTAAAAATAACTGATATATTAAGTGATTTAGAAAATGATGTTGACAGTATTGTTATACCAAAAGCCACCGAAAGTGAGACAGATGACTTAATTAGCTATGCAAAAAGTCGGCATAATACAGAACTTGGTAAATTGGCATTAGACTTTAATCAGGCACATTTTTTTACGTTTGTAGCAAGCGATAAAGTGCCAGATCATCACGCTATTATAAATAATGGAATAACAGGAGCAGTTGTAAACGGTCATGAATACAATGATAAAGAATTTGCATTGGCTATTGCAAGTATGGAAGCAGGATGCCCAATTTCAAGAAGTATTACAAATATGAAAATGGGATTCTTGGATAAATGTGATATTCCAGCAGAACCAGGTAAAATTACAAAAAAAGGTAAAATTGCGGTTAGCGTTCAACGTGACGACAGTGGTATTAGCTACTATGTAATTAATCGTGGAGTTACTTCATTTATAACACCTGACACAAAAAAACAGCGTAGATTTAGTAAAGTTAAAGTTGTAAGAAGTTTATTTATAATTACTGAAGACTTGAAAAAATCTTGGAATGATTATAAAGGTGCGAGATTAAATGGTTATTTAAATAAAATAGCTTTTTTAAATGCGGTTAATGCTTATACTCAAAGCCTTATGAACCAGGGAATACTTGATCCAGATTATTCAAATACTTTTGATATTGATACAGAGCAGCACAAACTTTATTTAATGACAGAAAAAGGTATATCAAGAGATGAAGTGGATAAAATGAGTGAGGCAAGATTGCGTAGAATTAATACGGTTGATGTTGTTTATGCAAGATGTGATGAATTAATGCCGCTTGATTGTATGGAAGACTTTTATGGAAAAGCGATAATTCAAAGTTAGGAAAGGAATGATAAAGAATGGATATATTTAAGGCAAATCAGGTAATTTCTGGCTCGCACGGTACTCTTATGATTGATGGACAGGTATTTGCAGAAGTATCTGAGGTGAAAATAGAAACAAAAATAGAAAGAAAAGACGTATGGCTCCCTGGAGGACAAAAAGGAGAAAAAATGGTTGGAGCTAGTGGAGAAGGTGTTATTAAAAGATATAAATTAAACTCAAATTGGTTCAAAAAATTTACAAAATTAGCTAAAGGAAACGAAGTATATTTTGAATTATATTTCCAAATAGATGATCCTGATGTAGCAGGAGCAGAAGCTATAAGAATTACGGAGTGTTGGAATAAAGATGGATTTTCTTTAGAAGCTAAACGTGGAGAAGAGATGAATGAAGAGCTAAAATTTGGATTTCTTCCAATAAAACTTAAAGCTGTTGAGTTAATTTAAAAAGAAAGGAGTAAGTTATGGATTTAAAAGAATTGTTGAAAAAATGTGAAGAAGCAAGTAAATATAGAGAAGAAAAATCAACAGTAGAATTTACTTTAAAAAGTTACGGAGACACAAAATTTAAGTTAAAAGTTCCTGATTTTCAGGGATTTGTAAGTTTTTGCTCTAAAATAGGCATTGATTTTAATGCCAGTAAAAAAGAAATGCAACAAATATTTATTGAAAAAGTCACTAAGTCAAACTCTGCTATATGCGAATATCTTTTTGATACTTTTATTGAGCCAAACTTTACAGAGTTTGCAGGAGAACTAATGGCGGAATTAAATGCTCAAAGTCGAATAGCTGTATTTAAAGATTTCTTTGATAATGAAGAAATTTTAGAAATATTCACGTTAGTTGTGAACAAGCAAACTGCAATGTTTAATGATAATAAAAATCCTAATATTGTTGAGCTAAAAAAAAAATAGATGAAAATAAGACGGATGTTGAACTTAATGCAATAATTTATTATATGCAAAAAGGCTGGACACCAAGGGATTTCTCAGATGTAGAGAATGAAAATATGTGGCATTATTATGTAGTCGCTTGTGAAATCGCACAGGAAAAGAAACGTGAGGAATTTAACGAATATGCAAGGTTGGGAGTGATGAGATATGGCGGATAACGTTATAGCAATACAGGTAAATGTAGACGGAATAGAAAGTGCTATATCTCATTTTAATTCGTTATCTGAAAGTTTTGGAAAACTAGCACAGGGAGCACAACAAGGTACAAGTGGTAACGAAACTTTGCAAAATAGCTTGGAAAGTGTAGCGAATGCTGTTAAGGAAGCAACTAGCGGAAATGATGAGCTAGAAAATAGCTTAAGTGAAGTTGCGAACGCTGCAAATGAAGCTGGAGACGATGTAGAAAAATTAGGCAATAGTAACACCAAGGCTTCTGAAAGTGCTGATAAATTATCTGAAAGTTCTAAAAAGGCGGCAGATGGTGCAGAAGATTTGGGTGAGAGTAGTAATAAAACAGCAGAAGCCTTTGAGAAATTGAACACACTTGGAAAAGATGTAGGAGAAACACTATCAAAATCTTTAGGAAATAAAATACCAGATACTATAAGTAAAATTGGGAATAAATTTAGTGGATTGCTTAGTCCGTTAAAAAAAGTAGGGGAGGCTGGTAAAAAGGCATTTTCATTTTTGGGAGAAAGTGTTGGTGGGAAAATCAGTGATATAGGCTCTAAATTAAAAAATCTTTTTAATGTTGTATCTGCGGCTAGTGTTACTGGTGGTGGACTTGGTGCTATAAGTAGTGCAGTTAGTGGACTTGCAGGACTTGCGACAGGTCCTGTTGGTGCGTTAGTTCTTGCTATTGGAGCGGTTACCGCAGCAACAGCTGCATTTAGTGTGAAGGCATTGAAAGCCTCGGCTGAATTTCAACAAGGAATGAATAAAGTTTTTACAATGCTTCCAAAAGCTAGTCAAGAAACTAAAGATAAGTTAAGTAATGATATACTCGATTTGTCAAATAAGTATGGTAAAAGTGCAAATGATATGTCTGAAGCTATGTATCAGGCATTATCTGCCGGAGTATCACAGGACAAAGTTAAGGACTTTCTGGAAGTTGCTCAAAAAGGAGCGACTGCTGGAGTAACTGATGTTACAACAGCAGTAGACGGATTAAGTTCTGTAGTAAATGCTTGGGGAGAGGACGCCATAAGTGCGGCACAGGCGAGCGACTTAATCTTTACGGCAGTGAAAAATGGTAAAACGAGTTTTGAAGAAGTGGCAGGCAGTATTGCTCAAGTATCACCTATTGCAAGTGCGTTGGGCGTTAATTTTAGTGATGTATCAGCTGCAATTGGAACTTTGACAGCAAAAGGGACACCAACGAGCGTAGTTATGACGCAGATGAAAGCGGCATTTAGTGAATTTTCCAAAGGATCAACAGTAGCGTCTAAAGAATTTAAGAAAGCAACAGGGCAATCGTTTCAGGAGTTTATAGCGAAAGGCGGAAATTTACAGACTGCAATGCAGGCATTGGAAACTCATGCTAAAAAGACAGGTAAAAATATTAATGAATTTTTTGGAAGTGTAGAGGCTGGGTCTTTTGCATTATCATTAACGGGAGAAAATACAGAATCATTTACCAAAAATATGCAAGATATGAAAAATTCAAAAGGAGCTACTGATACAGCGTTTGCACAAATGGACCAAGGCATAACAGCAAATATGGGAAAAATAAAAGAAAGAATGCACAACACTATGATTCAAGCAGGGCAAGCACTTACTCCAATGGCTTCTCAAATGCTTCAAGGGATTACGGGAGTATTGCCTACTTTGATAGATTCGTTTTCAGCTTTAGGTGGTTCGTTAATGCCTCTTATAAGTGGCTGGGTTAGTAGTATCAGCGGTTTTTTTCAAACTATACAGTCAAATGGAAGTCAGTTTAGTGCGACGTTTCAAGGAATTGGAAATATATTGACGGCTGCATTTTCTTATATAGGTGCTGTTGTATCAGTTACAGGAGCAATATTTAATGCTGTTTTTGGAGTTATTATTAACTTGTTAGGAAGTTTTATGAGTGCTGCTGGACTTGCTGGCTCACAGGGAGAAAATTTTGCAAGTACAATTTCAGGTGCTTTTAGCACAATAGCAAGTGTTGTAGGTAGAGCATTACAATTTATAATGCCTCTTTTAGTAGGATTAGCACAAATAATTGGAGGAGTTCTTGGTGCTGCGGTAAAAGGAATTATAGATACATTTTTATTCTTTGGAAAGATTATTTCAAAAGTTGGTGGATTTTTTAAAAAATTATTTGGAAAAGATGATGCAAAACAAGCTACTGAAGCAATAAATGAAGTAAAAAAAGGAATGGAAGAGTTGAATGCTGAAGCTGCAAAACCGTCTGAAAAACAGGTTGATATAAACGCACAGATTAACACTCAAATGGCTCAGATAGGTGCTAATGGACAACTTGCAGGTATGAGTATGCAACAAGTGCCACAAGTAGCTTCAACACAACCTCAAACTATAAAATTGGATCCAACAGCAAAAGTTCCTATTGATCCAGTTAGTCTGTCGAATACTCAAATGAAAATTGATCCAGCGGCGTTTAGCAATGTTCAACAGGCGGTTCAACAAGTGAGTAGCGACATCAAAGGAAATCCACAAGACACTACTAGAAACAGCTTGCTTGGCGAGTTAAAAGCTGAAATGAATGCGTTAAAAGCTGAAATGGCAGCTACTAAAAGCGCGATTGTTGGAAAACTCGGAGAGGTGGTGGCTGCAATACACGCCATAAAAATTAATGTTAACGTACCTGCTGCTCCAAGTGGAGATGCAATAGCGAATAAAATTGCAGCAAGTTTGCAGAAAGGATAGGTTATGGGGTTACTAGATTATAAAGTGTATATAAAATTTGATGAAAGTGTAAATTATAAGGACTTGAATTTTTTGGGCAGTAATTCTTTTAATACAATTGATTTTTTAAATCAAAAATTAGGAGATAATAATTTCATTGAAAAAGCCAAAAAGATGCTATCAGATAAGATGAGCAGCGTAAGCGGACAAAATCCTATTTTTTCTCAAATAAATGATAAAATGGCGGAACTAAAAGAGTTTTATTTGTTTCCAGTACCGCCAAGCGAGTTAAAATTTAAAAGTATTGGCGGTTGGGAAAGTATTGATACAGTAAACGGTATATTAAAACTCAAAAATAAAAATAAATTGCAGTCTTTGGCTTTTTCTTCTATTATCCCGGAACAGAAATATAATTTTGCAACACATCATTTGTTAGATCCCTTTACTACTTTTTTACTGTTTAAATCACTAGAGATGTCGGATAAAGCTATAAGATTAATTTTAGTTGGAAAATTAGGTAAAGGAACATTGACATCAATTTTAAATCCTGTAGATTTGAATTTTTTAGCAACCGTGAATAAATTTGAAGCCAATTTTGATGTTACAGGAACATTGAACTTTGAAATTGAATTTGAGGAATATCCAGAGTTTAGTGATATCACAGAAGTTGATAATCCAGAAGAAAAATTATTTTACAAGGTGAGTGGATAAAGTATGAAAATAATTGTAACAGATCCTGATGAGAAAAGATATGATTTAACAAGCATTGTAAAAGATAATATACAACTTTCAAGCAGTATTGAAAATATAACGGCTCAAATGGAATTTGAGCTGGCTTACAATTACAGAGAAAATATGCCATATCATACGATTGACTTGGATAAGGGGGCTTATTTTGTAGAACTCTATGATAATGCTGATACATTAATATTTCAAGGTATTATCCCTAAAATTAGTGTTAATAATAAAGGTCCTAAGTTTACAGCATATGATCCAAGTTTTTATATATCACGTATTTCTGAAATATTTCAATTTGATAAACTTCCAGCAGGAGAATGTGTATCAAAAATGCTCAAAGAGTTTGATATGCCTGTTGGAACTATAGAAAACTGTGATGTGAAAATAGATGAGTATTATTATAAGGAAACTATTGCGGATATAATAAAAAAAATTATAGAAACAATAAAAGAGGATAAGGGTGAAAACTGGCATTTTTACTTCAAAGATAATGCTTTCCATTTTTCCAAGAGAAATAGTGATAAATACTTGGATGGAGAAATACAGCCCAAAGAATACCAAGTATATGTTGGAAATGGATATGTAAATATTTTTAACTTTATTAAAGACGCGAGCTATACATCAAGTTTTGAAAATATGAAAAATAGCATAATTGTAGTTGATGGTGATGATGAAAAAATGAATAAGGTTGATACAGCGAAAGACAACGAAAATATTAAAAGATATGGATTATTGCAGTATGTTGTTAAACAGGAGAAAAATAATCAAGATAAATCAGCTAAAAAAGGTAGAAGCAAGGATAAAAATAGTAAAAAGAATGGAAAAGATAAGAAGGACGATAAAAATAAGAAAAATGATAAAGGTAAGAATACAAAAAACTCAAAGCGTAACAAAAATACAGCTAAGAAAGGTAAAAAATAATGGCTGGAAAAATTAGAAATTCAAAGCGTGATAGAAAAAGTAAAAAAGATGACAAAGAACCAAAAAATACTAAAGGCAAAAAAACTAATCGAAAAAAGAATTCTGGGAAAAATAAAAAATCCGAAAATTCTAAAACACCTAAAAAGAGTACAAAAAAGCAAAAAGAAAAAAAGCCTATAAAAGCGACAAATGTTTTAAAAGAGAAAAATAAACTTGAGAAAACTTTTACTCTAACTGTTCCAGGAATACCTGTTTTGCGTGCTGGAGATTTATTAAGTATTCCTAAAAACAGTACAGGAATTGCTGGGATATTTGAAGTTAAAAGCGTTAATCATAATTTTAGCCAAAAGTACAGCTTTTATGGGATAAATATTTATTTTATGAGTTTAACTTTGGAACTGGTAAAAGAATTAGAAAGCGAGGAATAAGCATGAAAGACAAAGTATTGCAACCTGATGAGGCAAAATATTCTGAGCCTAGCAAGGCATTCGATAATTTAGCTAAAATTTTAAGGAAGAACTTTGACAATCCTGACTGGAATGGTCCTTTCTTAGGAAAAATTGTAAAAGCACCTCCAAACTTGGAAGTTCAAATTGATGAAAGAATAATATTAAAAGCAGACAGAATTGTTGTAGCTTGGGAGAAAGTGGCTGGATATACTAGAGAATTTGAAGTTAAGGGAGATATTGAAATAGATGTAACTGATAGTGAAAATCAAGATTCTGGTGGAAATATTCATAACAAAATAAAAGCAAAAGGAACATATAAAGCCAGTGGAACAAATAAATGGACTGATGAATTAAAGGTTGGTGATGAAGTCATATTAAACGAATTTAAAAATCAGAAAAAATTTTATTTGATAGACAAGGCTTATTATTATAAGGCAGGTGAGTAGAAATGCTACCTAATTCAGCAATTACAGCCCTTGATACATATTCTAGTACCAAAAATATTGAATATGACAATTCTGATATTTATTTTGATTTAAAATGGGATTTTAAAAAAGGCGATTTTGTTTATGAAAAAGGGACACCTGTTCTTTTGACGACAAAGAAAGAAATTGTAAAGCAGTGGATTATAAAGTGCTTAATCGTTACTAAAAATGCTTGGAGAGTTTATTACAAGGATGTGTTTCCTTTTGGAGTTGGAATAAATAAATATCATGGAATAAATCCACTTTATCAGGATTATGCACAGAGTGAAATAAAACGTGAAATATTAACTGCACTTAAAGAACACGAATATATAAAGTCTATCAGCAATTATTATTCAGATTTTAAAGAGGATAGATTGACATTTGAATTTGATGTAATTCTAAAAGATGAGGAAGGAACTCTTAATATTAGTGAAACTTTTGAATTTGACAATCTTTTATAGTGAAAGGGGGTATTTATGGTTACAAGGAAAGATATAGATGTTTATGAGGAAGATATAAATGAACTTGTCAATAATATTTTTAACGGAAGTTTTATGATCAAGTATAGCGATGTTGTTGGGAGTTTTACAGCAGATATTGTAAGAGCGTTTTCAACAGAATTGATTGTACAGCAAAAGCTATATGAGGAAATGTCAAAAAATTATAATGTTGCTACTGCTGAAGGGTTGCACCTTGATAGTATTTGTAGTGAAGATTATATTTTTAGAAAAAAAGCAACCGCTGCAACAGGAACTGTTAGAGTTCACGGAATAAGCGGGACATTAATTGAAAACGGAATGGTGATTGGGAGCAATAACTGTACATACACTATCATAGAAACCAAAATAGTAGCATATAAATCAACAGGAACAATTGGCTATAGTGATGTTAATGTAGTTGCAAATATAGCTGGAGAAGTAGGAAATTGCGGAATAGGAGAAATAAATAAATTTTTGGGAAATTATGCAGGACTTGAAAAGGTTGAAAATCTTAATAATATTTCAAACGGATCAAATCAAGAAACTGATGAAGAGCTGCGAGAACGTAGAAAAAAGATATTGTCTAGTCCGAGTGTGAATTATAACACAAATATGATTAAGGAAATGATATTAAGTAATTTTGAAAACATTAAAAAATTAAGAATAATACCGAGATGGAATGGTAAAGGAACAGCTAAAATTATTGGAATTGGTAAATCAGATATAAAACTAAAAGATGAAGAGCTGAATGCGATAAAAGCGTATTTGGATAATGAAATTATAACGGATGCCGAATTTACTATAAAGACAATTAAGGGAAAAAGTATAAATCTTACGTTTGAAGCTGTGTTAAATAAGGAATATAACGAAGAAAGTGCAATTGAACTTACAAAAAACACTTTAAATCAAGTGTTTTTGGATAAATTATTTGAGGAAAATAGAATTTATTATGCAGAAATAATTGATAAATTGCTGGAAATAAAAGCATTTAAGAAAATATCAAATATAGACATTAATAACACAAAAGAGGATGTTGTATTGGAAGACGAGGATTTAGCAAGTGTCTTGAACGTAACATTAAAAACTTTGGATTAGGAGGATAAAATGAGCGGATTTACAATGGCTGCAAAAGCAAAAATATTAAACAATTTATTTGAGGGCAAAACATATTATGCGGGGCTTTTGACGGCTATAACAACGGGAGCAAATGGAAAAGAGAATGCAACAGAACTTGTATCAGCTTCATATGCCAGAAGAGCTATAAACTTTGCTTCAACTTCATCAAACGAAACAAGTAACGTAGCTTCTGTGAAATTTCCTGAAGCAAGGGAAGATTGGGGGCGTATTATAGGAATTGGAATATATGATTCATTGACTGGTGGAAATTTAATAAATTTTGCTACTTTTGACGCAAGAGATGAGGTAATAATTTACGCTTTAATGCAGTATGAAATAGCAAAAAACTTTTATGTGATAGGATTTAGAAATTAATGGTAAAAAATGTACACCAGAAGTCAGTTGAATATATAAAAGATAATTTTAATATAAGCGAATTATCAAATTTCTATGTAAAAGATTTCGTAAATGATGGTAGAAATAATGATTTCGCTTTAATAAAAAGCAATCCTAAAGTAGCAAATTTTGTGAAACATACGAATAAATTATCTGAAATGACAGTATCAGAATTATTAAATTATAAAGTGAGTGATTTTTCATTTTTCATTGGATTGGATGATTATGTAAACTTTACACAAAAAATTACTGAGAAAAAGTTCCCGTTAATTTTTTCGTACGACAATGATTATGCTAATGTTATATACAATCTTGCTAAAAATGATTACTACAACAGTATGATAAATTCTCTTCCGGGAATATTCAGAAATTCAAATCTTATACAAGATGTATTTCATTTTGCGGATCTTGAATTAAAATCACTGGAATTTATAATTGGAACATTAGTAAAAAACAGAAGATTTATAACGGCAAGAAATGAAGTCTTAGAAGAGTTTGAAGAACATTATAAATTAA